TATGTTCTTTATCAGCAATCATACCTACACCACGCCAGTGAATACTCCCTATTACCGAATAATAACCAGTAACAGGAACTACGAATTTGTAGTCAGCAAAATTGCCTCCTGGGTCATAAGTTTCAGTATCAAGAAGAACTTTAGTTGCAGTAGAATCGGTCAAATTTTCTTGATTCGTTGATAAAGAAACCCTACATTTGGCGGTGGTAGATAAGACTGTTGCTTTTGCCGCATTGCCATCTTTAATAAGTAGGCTGTCGATAGTTACTCCTGCCGCTCCTGTTTTTTCGTTAATAGTATCGGTAGTAACCTCGCTGTCTTTGAGTAGTACACCATCTATTGTTACTCCTGCCGCCCCTGTTTCTTCATTTATAGTGTCTGTGGTAACTTCACCATCTTTAAGGAGAACCCCGTCAACAGTTACTCCCGCCGCACTTGTCTTTTCGCTAATGGTGTCGGTGGTGTGAGCGCCCAACTGGCTATGTTCTGCCAATATCCCATCAACCAAATCGCCCCAACCTTTATTAGTAAAGAGGATTTCTACTACCGCTCCTGCTGAATGGGCTTGGGCTGTTCCCTCTGCCCCTCTCGTGCAGGTAACTAAGTTTGAGCCAGAGACAACGCCGATAACCGACTCTTCTATGGTTGGTGTCTTTGTGCCATTAGCATCTACTCGGTCAATTACTGCTACAACGGATGTATCGGTAGGAAGGTTGGTAGAAGAGGCTAAGGGGACAGTAGTAACCGAGGCGTCAGCTACTCCACCCGACCCGATTGAGCCAACCCACTTACGGGCTAATTTCTTAAATAAATCTGTGTTTAAACCAGGCATTAAAAAAGGATGAGCCACTCAATTAACGAGCTACTCATCCAACCCGCCACTCTTGCGGGTAAAGATAACTATCTTCATTATATATTGATAACAACTTACTGTCAACTTGTCCAAGATGAGGGAATTTTCTTGCGTAACAGTAATCCCTTGGCTTGGACATTTAAGATACTAAAGCTGGTGTCGGCAGTGGTGCTATATACTTTAAACTGTATTGCGTAAACCTGCGCATTTTTCTTAATCGCTCCCCTTGTGAACGCCTGCTGGTAGGTAGAGGGGGTGGCGGTAAGATAAATCGTCCACGTACCGCTTACCTTCTTGACGCTGGAATTAGTCGAAGAGGCGTAAAACTCACCAGGAAGGTCTGTGCCGACTCCAATGTTAGAGCCAAAGTCGGTGATCGTTTTGGTGGCGATAGAGGCAAAGGAGTTATCCTTACCTACCCCCAAGATTTGGAATTTAATTGACCCCTTTGGTCTTCCCAAGGTAACGATTGCTTCCCGTAACTTCATAATATAGGTTTTGTCGTCGGAGACTGGCAATAGAGGAGAGATATAAGATTGGTTAAAAGCCGTTCCTAAATCGTTGAGGCTATTCTCGGATATCTCAATTAGCTTGTTGCCGGAAAGAGGGATACAAAGAAAGTGGCTTTTATTATCTGTGTCGGTGTATTCCAAGAATTGTTTAGCGCCAAAAGACCAGTCAACCATCCAAACCCCCCTCTCGGTATCATAAACAAATGTTTTATCGTTACCGTCTGAAGAAGAAGGGACGGAGATAAATATCTTAGCGTCGTAAAAGTAAGAGGCAATGGTAGAAATCTTGCCTCCCCAAAGACTGCGCCAGTCGGGGCGGATATTAGAGGAGCGTTCTCTTGTTCGTAAAATCCCGTAGTAGTTCTTCTCGGGCCCGAGCGAGAACCACCCCATACGGTTAGGAAAAGCAATATCGTTTTCAGTCGCTACTACCCCCAAAGCTGACTCCGTTCCAAAAGAGCCGACTACCTTTGAGGCAGAAGGCACGGAGAAAGTGGTGTCGCCAACGGTAGCGGTAGCTATTTGTAGTTGCCAAACCGCCCCCTTGCCATCGGGCGTTTTACACAAAACCGTTGCTCGTCCCTCTCCTGACCCACTTTGATAGTGTTTGACGGCAACAGGTGTTTCCCTCCCGCCCTTTTCAAGGTTAATCCAACCCCCGCCATAGAAGTCGGAGAAATTACCGATATATTGTCCCGTGCCAGAGAAATATACTTTATATTTATCGTTGGTATCATTGGTTGCCCATATCCTATTGTTAGAAATACACATTGAAATGAACTTAGGCGCACCAGTGGTATTTTGTTCAGGCGGCTCTACATAAGGATTAAGGTCATTAGTGCCATCATCGGTAAAGTTGGTTTCTGTCGTTGAAGCCAAAAGCGTTTCGTACCCAGTTTCATTGGAAAGATAGAGTTGGTAACGAGCGGCGGTCGCCACCGCGTCCCAATACCAAACCAGCTTATCCGTTGTTGCTGTCCAAGTGTCGCGGTCTTTATCAACGGTAATTGAAGCCTCTGTTGAGCCGACTGTTTCTCCGATAGAGTTAAGAGCGGTCACCTCAGCGTAATAGGTATAAGTGCCAGAGGATAGGCCAGAGGCGACACGAGATGCCCCTAAATTGGCTGGTTTAGCGATTTCGGTATAGGTGGCAAGGGTTGTGCCATTATAGCGTGCTAAATCGTCTGTGCCGTTGGCAATATAGAGATAACCGGCTATCTGCATAAAGTAGCATTGCGTTCCTGCCGTAAAGGTCGCCCCCGTTACCTCTGTTTTCGCCCCAGCGTCAGTTGATTTCCACGCCTTGCTGTTGGCGATAGTGATTAGTTCTGTACTGCCATCAGATTTGACATATTCACAAGCTCCGTCAGGATTAGCGCCAAAGTCAGCGCCATAGTAGGTCGTCCCCCACCGTGTTTTCCAAATTGCATCTTGGCTCATCATCATGTTATTGCTTTGCACGGCAAACTTAGGAGGCATCCGTGCCTCGTCAATAAGGGAGTTATAGCCGCCAGAGAAGTCCTTAATATCAATGAGAATTTTCTTTGCCGTGGATTTGCCTAATCGTGCGAATTTCATACATAGTTAAACACCAAAACCATCCTCTTCCCTATTGCGGAGGGAAGTATCCTCGTAAAAAGAGGGCATCATGTTTTTAGTTCGCATTGCTTCCAGTTTTTGAGTAGCAATTACCGATGAGGTCGTATCTCCCTCGTCTTTCCTTAACTCCGATAGGGCGTAAAAGATAGCAAACATTGGGTCAGCCATTTCAAACTTGTCAGTTGCCGCCGAAAGAGCGGTAGCGTTCTTGTAATACTCATAGGCGATTGTATCTCCTGTCGTTAAAGAGAGGTCGGGATTAAAGTGAATGTCAAAACCCGCAGAGACATTGCCAGTAAAGTAACACCATTTAGAAGAATTATCATCATAAAGGCTAACATCAGTAACGGGGATAACCTCATAGTATGAAGATACACCGCTCGGTGAAACAAGCCTTACCTTGCCAACGACAAACCTAAAGTCGGTGGGGCAGTCATAATCCCAAGTAGAGGCGGCGATAGTGGTATCGCCATCAGCGGCATTGGCAAGGGTAGCATAAAGTTCTCTCCAAAGCATCCCTTCCTCGCTTTCCCAAATGTTGATAGCGACATTAAACAAAGAAGTCCAGAGGACATAGGTTTCATCTCCGGCTGTAGGGTCGGTATCGTCCTGCTCGTAGAGAGAGTTTAGATAGGTAATTGCGTCTGATAGTGCTGAAATAATTGCTGCCATAAAAAAAGACGAGCTGCCCAATTAACGGGTTACTCGTCTAACCTACCACTCATGTAGGTAAAGATTAACTAATACTATTTTACTATTTATACCGCCCTACTGTCAAGGTGGGGGTTTTGCCAATCTTGATAGTCGGTGCTTTATAGGTAGGCATTGATATCTTTGTTGCCTTTCGAGCGGTTGTTTTTAAGGTGGGCGGTTTGGCTATCTTGAGAGCGGGGAGTTTGCTTTTTCTCGTTGTTCCCGATACTTTCAGTTTAGGGATAGTTACTTTTTTAATGGTGATCGCTTTTGGTTTCTTAGCCTTTGCTCCCCCCTTGCTCGTGCCAGTATAGCCCCAGACATTGAGGCCGAGGTTATCCTCTAAGTATTGAGCAACGCCCTTTGCCCCCTTAGTAATGACCTTCTCATCCCAGAGGCGGTTGACCATTTCCTGCCGTGCCTTATCGTCTAAGCCCTCGAGCGTTTCGGCAACCCACTTAGCCCTGTCTTCTACTAATTGACCGCCACCGGATTTATAGGTGCTAATATGGATGTCAAGCACTTGGTCAGGGTGTTCTTTTTCAATCCTTTTCTTTAAGGCAATGGCTTTGTCCATATCCGCTTTTACATCTTCTACATCGGTAGAAATCAATCCGTGTTCAATCTTCAATCTCTTATCTCCATATCTGTCGATTGTCCCCTGAGCATTTTTATAAAGAACCCCCAGGTCTTCCGTGCTTTCTGGGAGGGCAATTTTGATTGTAGACTGAATTTTTCCTGCTGGGCTTATCTTGAAACCTTGTTTCTCCCGACTAATCCTTAAAGGTGAAATGGCATTAAGAAAGGGTAGGTCTCGCTTAGATATTTCCCCTTGCGGAGTAGTATATGGCTCAACCATTTTTGATACGAAGGGAATTTGTGTCATAATGCTCTTGGTTGCTTGGCTAACTACTCCGCCCCCCGATGATTTTCTATAAACAGGGTCTACTAATCTGGCAATCCAACCTTGTAAGGCACGATAGGGGATTACCTGTGAGGGAATATTTGATAGCGCCCTTCCTTGTTTAAACTCATCGCCTCTAACCGCATCAATAACATCTCCTATCCCCTGCATATACGATTGATCGGCAAAGAATTGTAAAAATCCCCCCATTCCTATTCCTACTTGTTTCAGAAAATTCTCCTCTGCTCCATTGTCTTTTGCCCATTTCATTGCCGAAGCCATTGCCATAGGGTATGATAATGGCCCTAATTTAGAATATGAAACCCATTTGTCACCTATCTTTACCGAATACGGCTGTAGTCCTGCCGCATAAAACTCTTGACGCTTCTTAGAGCTTGTCGGAGTGTCCCAAGTGGTTAATCCACTGTTAGCAAGAGCATAAGCCCCTGCAAAAACGCTTGTCCCGATAATTGCTTTTGATAACTGTTCTAATGGTTCTTTTGCTCCAGGGATCGTTGCTACTCCCAACGGAGAGTATTCTACCCCTTGTTTTAGGATATTGGTTGGTGTTTGTAGGAATGGCACTACCCACTTTCCGCCAGGTAGTCGTCTTAAACGGCTTATTCCTACGTTCCACTTATCCCAAAGTTTTAATAATCCTCCCTGTCCTAACTTCCCATCAGGATCAAATGCCTGTCTAAAAAGCGTATATTCTGCCGAAGCCTCTGCTTTTTTAGCAATCTGTGTTGTCGTCAATACAGTGTCCTTTAATGCTCTTTTCTCGCCACCTATTACCAGTGCCTTGAAGAATTGATCGGATGCCTCTAATGCCCTTAGTGGTGTTGTAAATAACTTGTGAACCCTACCTGTTCCCGTAGGGATAAAGTCAATATCTGGTTTTCTTAACCCACCTTCTCCCGCCATTGTTGACCTAAAGTTTGTCCACGCCTCTGGCAATGATTTCCAATATCCTTTGGCATAATCGACCCCTTGTCTGGCAAAGTATTTTTGTTCACTACCCGTCAGCCGTGATCTAACCCAATCAAGTTGGCCGGTTATTGTTTTTTCCACTGGTTTGACAATAGCACTCTGTAAGAAATTGCTAAAGGTATTGCTAAGATGGGTGTTTGGGCTGGAGAGCATATTTACATAACGATACTCCTGTAGTTTCTCGGCAAAGGTAGCTGGTTTGAATTTGCGGTAAAATTCGGTTACTTGGTTAGCATCATTCCAATCAACTCTCTTTCCAGCTTCTACCAGTCTTTTTGTCTCAATACCCAATGCCTTCAAATCTTTTATTATTGCCTGTTTAATCCCTACATCCTCAGCGTTGACCGCAAAAGACCTTAGTCTGCGCCCTGTGTCTGCCGCCGTTGAAGATAGAATGTCTATTTGAGAAAGATACTCTGGGGTAATTCCCTTCTTGCCACTGGCGGTTTTCAGGTAATTGCGAGTAGCTTGTAGTTTTGAAGAAAATTCTGCCGCCTCTTCCCGACCCATAACTTTTCCCAAAACATCTGCTTTTCTTCCGTTCCTGATTATCTCCTCGTCGGTTAAGGGCATCCCCTTCCTTTGTTCTAATATCGGTCGCATCTTCTTCACAGTAGCGTCTAACTTTTGGGCTGGTTCACCCGTCAGTCCCAGCTTCTTTTTGTTGATATTGAAGGCATATTTCTCATCTCGTGGTATAATAACTTCTGATGGAGAAACAGCCTTTTTTAATCCAGCTTCTGCTCGGACTTGTGGCAACTCCTCTGCTCCTTTTATTCGGATTGACGGTAGTGGCTCTGATATTTTCTTTCCTATCTTCACTGATGGCCCTACTCCTTTAGTGACTTGGTTGTAGAAGTCTTTAATCGCCTCTTCACCATGTCCGTATTTTTTAGCAAAACTTTCTATTATCTCGGGTTGAAATCTTGTTCCTATTGCCACTTCTGCCAAAAACCTATCTTCTTTTGGCAATGACCTTATTCCCGCCTCTGCTGTTCTTGCACCCCTCGCTTGTTCCGCAAGGTCTTTTAGTTTCTTAGTAAAATCTTCCGCACTCTTATACTTCCGTGCCTCTTTAGCAAGCGACTCTAAGCCTTCCGGGATAGCTTCCTTTGCTCCTTTTTCACCTATCTCTTTTGCCGCCTTCTCCGCTAATTCTCTTGCTCCTTTTTCACCTAATTCCTTTATTGTCGCTCCAAACAAAAACCCTCCAGGTAAGATGTCAGGAACGTCAAAAGCCCACCGAACCGCCGGTTCTTCCAATGTCTTTAGAGAAGGCTTTTCAGTAAGCACCTTTTTGAGTGAAAGAGCAGCTTTCTTTCTGCCCTCTTGAGTAGCAACTTCCTCCAGTGTTTTTCCGTAGCTTCTTATCTGGCTCCCTACCATTCTTGGCCCCCATTCAGCCAAACCAGTAAACGGTCTCAAAGGCTTAACTACTCGCTCTTTAGGGATTTTGTATTCTGGGGCTTTCTGTAGAAATCTACCAACTTCAGCAGCACCTGCTTGAATTGGGCGTGGTCTGGTCTCTTGAAACCTCTTAATCGGCTGGGTAACCCTCTGAACCGCCGGTTTAGCCACCTGCTGAGCGTATTCCTGCCGTAATTTTGGTTGCGTAGCCACCTGCCCCCACGCCTTGAGGTTCTGGGCTGGTAATCTGAGGAGTTTCCTAATTTTGGAGCTGAGGTCGAGCAAGCTCATTGTTTACCCCCCTTATGCCATCCATGCTGGATTACTAAATAGTTGCTTTTGTTTTTCATCTTCCTGATTAGAACCGTAATATCCTGGCACGTTTATATTCCCCTGTGCCCCCATTTGAGGCTGTCCCGCTATTGCTCGAGGAGCTTGGGGTAGTTGAGGATTAAATCCTTGCACTCCCTGCATATTGGCTCTTACTTGTTTAATATCGGAAGCGTTGCTCAAAGCCCATTCTTCAAGTGCCGTCCTCTTGTTTTTTTCTTCTTCTTTAACAGCATTAAGTTGGTTAATAGCGTTGTTGAGTAGGTTTTCGGATAGGCTTTTTAAGTCGAGACCTTTTTCCAATTCTCCTCGTCCCTGAGCATCTCTTATTTTATTTTGGGCGTCGTGAAACCAAGAAGCAATCCCCATTATCTTCTGGTTCTTCAATTCGGTAAGGTTATTAGTTTCATCAGTGTAGATATTCTGGAGCTTTGCTTCTCTATCGCCAATCTCTTTTTGTATATCGGCGGTTTGCCTCATTACGTCCCCTCTTTGGCGAGTGCCCATCTTGGTTAAGGCATAAGAGTATTGGTTAGCGGCTGAACTATCGCCTGCTCCCTGTGCCCCTAAATAGACATTGCCAGCCATAAAAGAGTTTCTAAGGTTAGAGGAAATGTCACGGAGGTTTCTTGCTTGGCCTTCCGTTGCTCTTTCTCTTTGTCTGCCGAGCAGTCCCATTCCTTCTGTCCTTTGTGAACCAAGACCTGCTACTCCCTGCCTGTATTGACTTTCAGCAATTCCCTTTTGAGCTGTTTGTTGAGCAGGCAAACCCTCGTTAAGCATTGTGTTTAGTTGGTTGAAGTAGCCAGAATAGCCTGACTCTATTTCACCTCTTGCTTGCTGTTCTCGTTGCTGAACGGCTAACTCTTCTGCCGAAGGGCCACCGCCTCCGCCACCGTCTCCACCGCCACCACCATCGCCACCTGTTGGTGTTGGTGGGGTATAAGTGCCTCCACCGCCACCCGTTGGTGCTGTCGTTGCTCCAAGAACACTCCCTGTTGGTGCTGGTGTAAATCCACCACCTGGGTCATATGTGCCAAAGCCACCTGGGCCTGGCCCAGAATAGCCCTGTTCAGTTGTTCGAGTTTGTTGATACCCTGGAGTTGTCCAGGGATTTGTGTCCCATAACGCCATATTTTTTTAGATAAACTTTTACAATCTCATAAAAAAAGCCCCCACGACAAAGTCGTGAGAGCTAACGCACTACTCTAATGGTAGCCGAAAAGCTTACTTAATACTAATTATATAACACTTTATTTATCCTTGTCAAGAAAGACCTTTTTGAAGAATTGACCGTAGGCATCAAGGTGGTCTTTAATTTGCCAATCCCTTTCTATTGTTTCAAAGGCGTTCTTGCCCATCTTCTTTCTTAGCTCTTTGTCGTATATAAGCCTCTTAATTTTTTGATACCAATCTTGGGCGCTTCTTGCCAAAAGACCATTCTTGCCGTCATCGACCACCTCTTGATATTGGCGAATGTCTTGCCAAACCCCCGCCCTCTTAGCACTTGACGCTTCTATAAACTTAATAGAGCTCTTACAACGGTTATAGGTATTCTCTGTAAGAGGCGCTACGAAGATGTCCGTTTCCTTCATTGCTAAAGGGAATTTATTTTTAATCCATTTATACACATCGACATTACCGAAGGAGTGGGAGTATCTTGCCCCCCAGCGCATCTTATACTTGGGGATAAATGCCCCGACCGTCTTAAAGATAACATTGGGGTATTCCTTGAGTATCTTGTCTATCCCTTTGTTAAACTCCTCTGACTGGAGGCTGGCAAAGTGGCTACTACTCCCAAAGTGAACCAGTTGTATTTGCTGGTCGTCTTTGAAACGAGGGTGGTATTTATAGAGGTCTAAGTCAATGTAGTTGGGAAAGACCTTGATAGACTCGTGCCGCTTGAGTGTGTTATGGGCAATGGCGTTTTTAAGGTAAGAGTTGGTACAGGTAATATAGTCAACCTCGTTGGCGATAGAGGTTATTACCTTAATCCCCTCGCTCCCCTTCTTATAGACTTGATAGGCGGTGTTGTCGGGGAGAATACCCCAAAGGTCATCGTCAAAATCCATTACTATATTCCGCCCATACTTTCTCGCCATCGCTCCCATTGCCGCAAACCCCCATGCTTGGTTGAGATAGTTAAGATAGATAACGTCATAGTCTTTGGCTATCTTACGCCAGTCAGCATTATTCTTATCAAAGATGTTCCAGACATCGGTCTTGATTTTTACCTCTCCGTCTGTCCAACCGTTAAGGTGTTCCATTGGCTGAATGATACGGGTGAAATCTACCCCCGATACTCGCTCCTTAGAAGCGTGGCTTGGGAGGCAAAAGATTTTTATTGTTTTCATTTCTGCGTTATTTCAATAAACTTATTTAGCTTTCGGTCGAAGGTCATTATCATATCAATATAGTGATCCATAAACTTGTCGGCATCAAGGGGTACATTCTCTTTTAATCCCCAGCTAATTCCGTTCATTCCTGGCTCATATTGGCTAAACTCTTTCTTGGTCATCTTGCCATACTTGGAATGAGCATAAGGCTTAGGGGGAATAATTACCACTCGACAACCACACAAGCGGGCGCACTCAAAGATGGCTGAAGCAGGGTCGTAAGAGTAAAGCACCTCACACCCGTTCAAATAGTCGGCTAAGGCTTGCTGGTCAACCGCCATCTCCTTGTGAAGCTCCTCTACCCCCTCAAGCTCCGGCAGGTGGAGGTCAATCCCCTTGCTAACATACTTACATTTCTTGGTTCTCTTGTTGAAATTGGTTTCGTGGAAGATATTAATGTCAACGGCAGGGAGAAACATTATATGGTCATCGTCAACGCCCATAGTGTTATAAATCTTAGAAAAGACAAAGATTTGGTCTGTCTTGGCAAACTTAGTCGGCCCGCCACCGATAAAGCCTGGCCAACTCAATATCCACCGCACCACCCGCTTGCTGTTAAGGGGGTTGCCTTGACAAAGCTCCGGATAGACGGCGATAAAGTCTTGGTCTTGGATAACAGCATTAATAAGCACCTGTTGCCCCTTTTTCTTGAGGGCATCGACTAAGGCGTGCATCACCCTAATCCCACCACTCCAGGGAACAAATTGTGGTGTCCAGACGCTATAAGGCTTATTCATATATCTCCATAAACAGCACTCTTGCCATATCCGCTGACAAAGTTCATATAGGTAACCACATCATCGTTAAACCCCATCTTCTCGAATTGGAGCTTAGGCATTGCCCCTGGGCCTTTGGCGTGGTGATAGAGCCTCACTTGCTCTCCTCGACACATCACCTTATTACCATCAACAACAAACTCCTTCTCTCTTCCCAAAGACTTACAACCATAGTAATCCTTTTTCTTATCAAATATCTTCTTCCTGAAAGCGGTGTTGTTATACCAAATGAGATTGAGGATATCATTCTCGGCGCAGACATATTTATAGGCTTCGCGGTTCTCTATCTCCCAAATATCCCAAAACTCCTTCTTTCGTGAGGCGACCATTCCTGCGTTGACAAACATCTTCTCGGTAACATTCTTTACCTTCCTGTTCTCGAAGTCATTATAATTCCATGCCGCTCCTACCTCGTAGTCTTGGGCTAACACCGCGTCTAGCCGCCCTAAGATGACGCTATCAGCGTCAACATTGACCACCAAGTCATACTTATCGGTTAAGAGTTTAGCGAAGGTTGGTTTAGCATTGAGCCAGTTGAGAAAGCCGAACCGCTTGAACATATAATCAACCACATCTTGCCTAAAGACCACCAAGTCAATATCGGGGTGGAAGCGCTTAAAAGAGTTGATCATTTTAGGCGTGCCGATAGGCTTGTAATAGTCGTCGCTTACAAAGGTAAAAAACACAACCTTTTCTTTTTTCATCTTGTAAATAAAATTATAACAGCGCTGGACTCGTATCGCCTGGCGGTATAGCCCAGCTTAATCATGTGTTCTACTATCCTCTCGAAACCAGGAAAATGAAACTCTACTTCAATCGCCAAAACCTTGTCCGCTACAGAGGTAAACCCCTCGCTCATAAGGATTGACTCCTCTGCCCCCTCAACATCAAACTTAACAAAATCAATCTTGTCAATCTTGTTCTCCTTCATAAAAGTAGCAAAGGTTTGGGTCTTAACCATCTCTCCGCCCTCGTTTGTACCCAAGACAAGGCTGTGGCAAGTTCTGTTTTGTGAGTTAAGGTTTAAGACCATCTCTCCATTCTGGCTGGCAATCGCCATATTGAAAATATCCACATTGTCCCACTTATTAAACTCCTTATTCTTCTTTAGGGCTTCAAAGTGTTCGGTCGAAGGCTCAATGGCGTATATCTTTTTAGCGAACTGTCTCATATAGTGAGTAACGATGCCAATGTTAGCGCCGACATCGACAATAACCATATCTTTCTTTTGGTTAAAGATGTCCACATAGACCCCCTCGAGGTATATCTCCTTAAAGATGTAGGGGATAAAGAGGCTGTCAAAAGGAACATCTGGATAAAATAGTGCTTTTAACGCCATAAATCCTCCCACTTTCTAAGGTTCTTATTATCCCACCAGTTACCCGCAATAGGTGTTTGCCAACTCTCGCCGTAATAATACTCCAGCCATTTTTCAGGATCATGCGGGGCCTTGAACTCCCGACCAAGATACTTAATCGTTGACCAAGTTTTCTTGGGGTAATCCTCAGGTTTCCAAACAATACAATCATCGTCAGTAGGGTTCTGATAACAAACCCCTTTCTTCATCCAAAGAGGATTAAAAGCCACCTTAATTCCAATGGGGCCGACAACATTGGAAAAAGAAAGATACATCTCTGGGTACTTCTCTTTAGCACGAAGAGGAGAGAATAAGAGGCCGTCAGACTCCATTGTGCTAATCACCTTATCGGTTAAGTCCTTACCGTGAACACAAATATCGACTTCTTTATCATGCTTAATCAAATGTCCCCCCCTGATTATCCCTAACAAAGAGGAGGCAAAGACCATATAATCTACCTTATCCTTTAGGTAGTCATCAGCCATTAATAGTAGTTTCTCTGTTCCTGTCATACCTTCAATCCATACTTTAATCCGCACTGCCAACACAAGTGAAACTCCCTCTTATACCCCTCAATAACGCAATGAATGTGCCAAGCCTTTCTAATCGTCCCCCCGCAACCACCACAGATAAATGACCGATACTGCGGCGTATAGTCTATCGGCCACTTGTTAAGAATTTTAGCACATTGCTTTTGTGTTATCATTTTTGCCCCCTAAAATAAATCCAGTTTGAATGAATATCGCCTGGGCCTGTCCGCCCAATCTTATGCTCAAAATTATTAAAACCTATTTTCTCTAAATCCTTCTTTAGGTAATCCGCATCCTCAACTCTCGTATCGCAAGAACTATTTGTTCCAGTAGCATCATAGTAATTCTCATAATACCCAACCGCATGGTCTTTTCCCCCGTAACCCATTTGGGCAGTAAACCAACCCTCTGGTTTTAAGACTCGGTAGATTTCCTTCATCAGGTTGTATCTAATCTCGTGAACGCAAATATGCTGTAGAGTAATTGTCGAAAAGACAACATCATAAACTCCGCCCTTAACACCATTCAAAGATATCCCGTCAACCAAATAAAGATGACAAAGACCCTTAACATTATCCTTGATGTATTTGGCCCCCTTTTCTAATAAACTCTCGGAGATATCCGCCCCATCAATTCTCTTAAATCTATCTTTATACAAGACAATCGCCCTACCTGGCCCGCAACCAAAGTCCAAGGCGACCTTATCTTTACTCTCTATCCCTTTTAATAAACACTCATAGTCCTTCCACTGGTTGTGTTGATCGAAAGACCCCACAATCAAATCACGGTTGTCATAAGACCACTCTTCGCCTGTGGAAGAATAGTAATCCCTCTGCATATTTGTGTATTTATTGTTTGATGATATGGTCAAGATACCTCCTTAATGTTTCAGGCGTGCCTATCGTGTAGGCATCCTCTTTATTAACCTCATAGATTTTAACTTTCAGTCCATTCTTGATAACACGATTATAGACCGGACAGTTGTAAAACTCTCCATTCGGTTCTCTGTCATTACTGCCTACCTTCTCTGCCGCCGCATTGACAAAATCCCGCCCGTGCCTGAACCAATACAGCCCTATGGTAGCATGGTTAGAAATGACTATCTTCTCCGCACACTCAGTCACATACCCATCCTTGACCTTAGCAAAACTGTGGTGCGGCTCTCTACTCTTATAAGTTAGGATAGCTCCGTCCGCATCGCTTTTTCTTGCCGCCTCGTAAAACTCATTTATATCAAACTCTATCACTTGGTCACAATTAGAAATCAACAGCTCATCTTCATTGTTAATCAGGCTGGCGGCGGTTAGCATCGTGCACAAAGCCCCTTCCGTCTGTCTCTCGAGCTGGATTATCTTTGATGTCGGCTCCCACGACTTCAATGCTCTGCTTATCTCCCAGCCGTGATCCATTTCCTTATTAGTCATAAAGATAAAGCGGTAGTCGCTCTTAGGCTTGATACAGTCAATAACTGCCTTGACCATTGGCTTACCGTCAACATCAATCAAGGGCTTAGGCTCTTTATAGGTAAACTGAAACCTTGAGCCCAACCCTGCCATAGGAATTGCTATATTTATCATCGGTGTAAGTGTAAAAATGCTGGCTTCTTGTTTTCAATCATCTCTTTGACCATTGCTGGCACTAACTCCTTAGTATCAGGATAAAACTGCTGAATGTTAGGGTAACGACTGACGATGGTGTTAAATGGCTCATCCGACCAATGAGTGAAGCCATCATCCTTGTAATCCTTACCAACTCCCGCTCCGACCAGCTTAACAGGGATATTCTCGTGATGTAGATAGTTCTTTATCCACTCTAACGGCCGATAGAGCAAAAACGGGGTAATGCTGTAACAAAATGGTATCAAGCCTTTTAGAGCCATTCCAACGCCAATGCCGACCATTGCTTGCTCTGCCGCGCCTATGTTAATAAAGCGGTCGGGGTAGTCCTGCTTGATAGCGTCAAACATACCAAAACCCAAATCGGCAGTGATTACCCAAATGTCGGGGTTCTTCTTCATTTGCTGGTGTAATTCGTAGGCAAAATACCCACGAAAGCTATTGTGTCTTTTCATTTGTCCCCCCTAATTCTTTATATTGCTTCTCGTCTAATTTTAAGTAATGACCGCTTAATCCCTGTAAAAAATCAGGCAGGTTAAAAAGGTTGGTTCTAAAGCAAAGGGTGGGGTAAAAGGCGTTCAGTCTGGTATCGAGGTCGTCAACGTCAACCCTGCCATAAGCAGAATAGCCGTTACAAACAACCGCGATGTTCAAGTTCTCCAATCTTTGTTTAGAAGCTACCTGCAATGCTTCCCAAACCGCTCCCTCGGCACACTCGCCGTCGCTCATTAAAACATACACCTTGCTTTTTCTATCGGCCAATGCCATCCCCACCGCCACCGTTATCCCCTGTCCCAAAGAGCCAGTCGAGCAATAGATACCATCTCCCAGATCGCGGCTAGGGTGCGTGCCGTGCTTCAGGTATAGTTTCTCGGCATCCTTACCTTCATATTTTTCTAACACTACATAGAGGGCTAATGCGGCGTGTCCATTACTCAAAATAAAGGGGTCTTTTTTCTTCTTGACTTGATAAATCTTATCAATCACATTAACGCTGGTTAAACACGAGCCAATATGGGTTAGACCATGCCTGTAGCTGATATCAATGATGCGCCGTTCTAAAGTATTCATTTTTTATATGCCTTCACTTGTTCTAAAATGCTCTCCTCTAAAGAAACACGAGGCAACCACCCATAACTCCTTGCTCGGAAGTTAGATGATACCCAATCCTCATTATCGTAAAGCCTCAACTGCCCTACAGTATTAACATTGGCTTTCTTGTCTGTTATCGCCTCAACTATCTCTAACACCTGCTGATTGGTATGCTTCCTGCCTGAGCCTAACTCAAATATCCCCCTGGCGTGATGGGAAGAGAGGTTGACTATCCCTGCCGCCACATCGTCAACATCTATAAAGTCGTGGACGGGGTCAGGAACAAAATTAACCTGTTCTCCTTCAAGACAACTCCTAATAAGGGTAGGGATAAGATGCTCTTTCTGCTCGCCAACGCCAGTAATAGAGTAGGGGCGGATTATACAAAAAGGCTTGTGGTACTTCTCGGCAAAGGATAGCAGTATCTCTTCTGACGCTTTCTTGGTGCGGGAATACATTGTCTGCTTAGGGAGCTTGACTGAAGAGGTGCTCATATAGACAAAGGAGTTGAAGGGTTCGCCGTCCACCTGGAGAACCATACTGATTAAATCCGATACATTAGCCTGTATTATCTTTTTGTCGTCCTTATGAAAATACATATTGCCGTAGGTAGAGAGAAAGTAGAAGTTATCAAAAGGCTCTAACTTGGTGGTCTTAATCTTAGCGTGGGGTATAGCGGTAACTTCCCGTCCTTTGAGGGCTTGGAGAAGATGCGTGCCTAAAAATCCGTGACTGCCAGTAATATAATCCATAAATAAGCCTAAACTAACCTACTAAAACTATTATAACACTACTTACTTCCTCTGGTCAATATTAGCTATGACCATACTTATAATTATGATAATCAATATCCATCGTCTTGTTAAGAAACTCCGTATAAGCGGCTATCTTCTCTATCCGCATTGTTACCCTTTCGCTTTTATCCGCTCCGCACATCTTCTCTATCTTCTTTAAAGCCCCCTTGACCGCCTCGACCGAATTGTCTATCTTGCCATACTTGATTTGGTTAGCCAAATAGCCATCTATCGTCCCTATCTCTTCTCCAAAACCGCCCATCTTGTCTTGCCAGCTATCGCCTAACTTAAAGTGGTCAACAAGGTATGGGTGACCATTTACCTTCTCATAATCAAGAAAAGGCGGCTCAATGGCTGTCTTGCCATCGGTCTTAGCGTCAACAGGCTTAGTCGTTTCCTGCTTTGGTCTTGCCTCTGCCTCACTTGGTTGTTCTCTAAAGGTTGTATCAGTCATTTCTATATTTACTCTGCCTATCAACGGAATAATGTATTTCCGCTATTCTTTTAGTGTCCCCCTTACGATGGGCTTTAATCAGCTCCTGCCTCATTGACCGCACCGCTTTTGACTCATTGACAATCTTATGAGCGGCTCCGTTTATACGCCTCCGACCATCTTTGTCCGCATAGCGGTAATCTTTCTTTAGACTATCTAAATCTGCTTGTCTGGTTGACCTATCTTTCATGTTAGTTTGTTAAATTGGCGGTACGGTGCTTCGATAGTTTATCTTTTTCACTATCAATTGCCGCTCAAGCTGCCGCCTCAGCATTTTAGAGTTACTTCTCTATCAAGAAGCTGCGCACTTAGCTACTAATGCCCATTCGCTATTAAGTAGTTTGGATGCGTAAGAACCTGCCCAAGAAATCTTGGTCAGTCTTCCTGCTGGGTTGCCGCTGTCAATCTGGTTCGCCAAAACGTAAAGCTTTGGTTTGTCGCCTTCTAAATCGAAAGCTCCAAAAGCGTCTTGTCCGTGAACGTATGAATAATACATTACCACCGCACAGGCTGCGCTTGCCGGATCTCCAGTCGCTGACGCTACATCCTTATTCAAAAGCCAGCGAACTTGATACAGTTCACCCATTTCGCCCTTGTAAAGGTCTTTAACGTCAGAATATGTCTTGGAATTAACCCAGGTTGTATCCCCAAGCAAGTCGTACTTGTTTTGAGGTGTGGTCTTACCAATCCATAGTCCGTCAGGATAAGGTCGAGCCTTATTGATCTCCAACGTCTTCGTAAAGCCTCGAATTGCTGATGCACTCAACTTATCAGTTGACGCAATGGTGCTTGATGTCGCACTATTGGGATAAGCTTGTGTAGCATTAGAAAATTCGTTTCTTACTAAACGGTTGAGAGTTTCACCCATGTTCTGTCCGGTTAAAGCTATCTTTTCCGCCATACTCTTGTCGATAGAAACTAAAGACAATAGCTTGGAAGTATTAACAGTTAGACCATACTCAGAAAGAGTAACGGCCACTGTGCAAGCAGTAATCGCGCAGATTGTTGGGTTTGAAGACTCAGTCAATGGGTCAGTAATAACCGTCAACGGTGTGTACCGTGTAAAGTTGATTGTCCGACCTGAATTGTCCGAGTGGCTTCTCATTTGAGCCCCTTCTTTCAAAATTAACTCATATTCCGCCCTGGCAAGAAAGACTTTCTCATAGTAAGTCATTACCTCCTGCGTAAGGGTGGTTGTGATGTTAGTTTGTGCCATATATTTTCACTCTCCTTTTATAGCAAGCCTGCTAATTTGCTAAGTTCTTGCTGAGAGCCTCACTGGACTACTCCGAGCTTCTTCTCCATATCCTTTAGAGACAGCTCTTCGAATTTCTTCTCGCTTGATGCTACGCCAGTCGGTCTTGTTGCGGTCTCCGATACTTGCTTAGCGATATTTTCGGTAACCTTGCCAACTTGCTTAGTTACTGCCCTTTGGTAAGGTTTCATCATCTTAGCGACAAGCTTTTTCGGTGATGCTTTGTACGGGTCGGCTCTAACTGTTGCCTCCACCGCCGCAGTAACTGAATCAGAAAGCTCTCGGTCAAACTCCTTGCTATTAGGGTCAAGTTGAGGGTATTCACCTACCACCTCGTTGGCTTCGTTGTTAATACGATTAACAGCGTCTTGCTGTTTTATCCTAATCTGAACGATGCTATCGGCTGTCCGCATCACATCTTGCTTATACTGATCAGGACTTATTTCAGCACCCGGTGTCACTTGAGGCTTGTATGGTCCTTTATCGGACGAAGGCTCTTCTGAGCCTGTAAGTTCCCCAAGTTTCTCCGCCAATGACTGTGCTTTGGTTTCTGCCTTCTCTGCTCGTACCTCTGCTACCTTAGCTTTGGTATTGAGCTCTTGCACCCGTTGGCTGTAGCCCTTCTTTGAGCTTTCTCCTGTTTCCGCCCCTTCGCCTTTCGCTTCTCCCTTTCCCGTCGGTTCGGTCTCTGCAACTGGCTCTTGAACTTCCCCAGTAGTTTTTTCTTCTGTCACCGGCGTAGTGTCAAGGATGTTATCCTCATCCTTCCCGTTTAACGCCTTTGCTTGATTTTCATCATTTTGATGAGTCATTTCCTACTCACCTCCTTTTACACACCTGTATGGTAATGTGAGAGAACCCGAGCTATAAAACGCCCGTAGAGAGATTTTAGGTTAAAATCCCTTTATGGACTTTCTACTTTTCAATATCGGTTTGCCATCCTTGTTCATTCCCACCATCACCTTATCCATTCCTATAAAAACCGCGTGCTGTAACTCGCACGACTTACAAACCAAGTACGGTCCTTGTTGCCGCCACTTATGGTTTCCCTTTGGTATAAAGGCAAAACTTGGCTTATTAAAATCTAAAACCTCCTCATTCTTTCTCTGGTTGCTTTTCACAAATTTCTTTGGCATCAGACACTTTGTCTTTTATCCTTTTTATTACCCCTTTAGCTAAGTTGACAACTAATGTGTTCCGTCCAATTTCTTCAAAGGTAGCCCCACTGGATATCGCCTGGTCATTAACATTGTCTAAATCACTGACAAGGCGGTCAATATACTCGCCTAACATCTTCCACCCCATTGTTTCAGATAGAGCCATTAATGCCCGCTCTTCTTCTGTCGTGCCTTTCTTCTTGGCCTCTTCGTCTTTAATGACGCTCGGTAGAGAAGAAAAGTATTTATCTGGTCGGACCGCTTGGTAATCCTTCATTTGGTTGTGCTGGTATTTGGTTCATATTCGCTCCTGCTCCACCGGCTGGCTGTTGCATCTGCTCCATCGCCATTGCCAACCTCTCAGCGTCATCCTGTAAAGTAGCATCGGCCTTCTCATCCTCTGTCTTCTCCTCTAAAATCTTATCCCAATCCTGAACACCTGAATTGGATATCACCCTCTTAAACAATTCGCCCATCTTTATTGTGTAGCCTTCTTGACTAATCATCTGTATCAATTCTGGGCTTTTCAATAGAAGCTGTAAGAGCATCACCATATTTTGCTGTTGCGACTCTTGGTCAACAGCGTAGGTCGAGCCCGAGACTATCTCGTAGTCGTAAATTACCGAGCCAGTCTTGCTCTTATCAATAGTTATCTTGCCTGTCTTTTCGTCATAGTTCTCTTCTAAATCGGGGTTGGTACGCTTCATCTTCTCAAAGTCATCACCAAACAAGCGGAAGACAATCGGCCCCATTTGCTTCTTGGCAACGAGGTTGACCATTTTAGTCATCGTTGTCTTCAAGAACCGTTCCATATAGAAGCGGTCAGCATTATCACGAGTGTTTTCCCTTCTCCCCTGCATCTTTAACGCCTCCGGTGTCTTGCCAAAGCCCGCTTCTGTCTGTGAGGTAACAGCAGTATCGCTCGTGCCAAACATATTAAGGAGGGCGGCGTTAGCGACCTGGTAGGTGTTATTAAAGGTGGCAATGCCTTTAGGACTAAGGTTGACTGCTTGAGCGACATTATTAATCTGTCCCCTTCCTAACCACTTCTCGGCCGCACCATACTTGAAAGAACTCTCAGCGGCAACATTGTCTTTGTTAATTATCACTGGTGGGAATATGGACATCTTAGTAGCGTCTAAGTATAAGTTCCAGATAGAGTTAATCACCATCTGCATTGACTTGCCCCTCTCAAAGTCGCCCATCCCCATAAAGTCATCTAACAAAGGAATTGAGTATTTACAAGCCACTGGTAGCTCTCCGTTCTCGTGAGGGTTCTTGATATCCCTATACTCCATATCAGCATCTACACAAAAGTCTACCCAACGGTCTTTCTCGTATTGTGTCAGCACTTCAAAGTAACCAGCCTCTTTAGCCGCCATTGCTGAAGGATACTGGGACTTCTCCCTCTCCGATTTGTCGGTGCTATCAGAGCGGTTCTGCTTAGAGCCGGAGATATCCTTAAGTTTAGTGATAATCTTGCTAACATTCTTATAGCCTTTTTGCTTAGAGAGGTTTTCAAAGTAAGAGAGAGGCTTCCAGGTGCGGACGATTATAAAGTCGCTATCCTCTACTGATACTGACCCCACTTGAGGGAAGATATCACGGATATTCAAGAGCCAAAGGTCGGGGCCGACATAACCGTTCTTCTTTACATCCCAATCTATTAAAGCAAAGAAGTTACCATAAAGGTTAGAATAGATATCTATCATCCGGAGCTTGGTCAAGAAATCAAACTGGGCATTAGCGTGAGGGATAATGTACTTATCTAACACCAAGTTCATCATCGTGCTGGTCGCTTGGTCGTTAGAGGATACTGCCCGCACCTTGCCGGTAGGCAGTTGCGCCATCACCCGATAGCCTCGTTCCAGCGTTAAGGTGGTTAGTTTAGGGTCAAACACCCTTGATTTGCCTTTGGTAGCGATAGAAGAGGTTAGTTGGTTATGGAAGAGCTTCTCAACCTCGTCCCACAAGTCCCGCTTAGTAACTAAACTATCTTCGGCGGCACTTTTTCGAGTTAGTATCTGGTCTCGGAGTTTGGTCATATTGGTCAATAAAAAAGACACCCCCTAAAGGAGTGCCTTACATCTGCATTAGAGCAGTATCGGTCTTACCTATAATCTTACTATATCAAACCCCACCTTGTCAACAAGCCCTACATTTTATACCTAATCCGCTTGTTCTTAACAATGTTCAGCGTTTCTATATGAGCCTCGCTATCCTTGAGAATAACATTGAAAGTTATCTGTCCGTACTGCGTCTGTCCCACCTCATTCTCAATAATGATGTGAAGTGGTAGATTTGGCGACAACAGCTTTCTTAAATCCGAGATACTTTCGCTTGACATCAACATATTCCATTAGACTGTAATCTACTATATTACCACCATTAATCCTTAATGTAAAAGTAAACAAGCCATTCTTCTTCAACTTTATATCCCGCTCAATGTCTAAGTGGGCAGGGATATTATGCTCACGGATAGAGAGTTCATATTTAGTAGAAGCCATCGTTGTCAAACATTTTAGTATCGTCCGGTATCTCTCCCTCCTCCTCTCGTGGCTTCAAGCTCTCCATTCCGTACCGCACCGCGTCCATCGCATCGCTAAAGATGTGTTCGGGAACATTGATTATCTTGCCGTCCCTATCAGTTTCCCAAAGATAATTACGATAAGATTTAAGAACATTGAGGCTTCTTTTAGTAACTGATATCTTTTGGTCTTGAACATACTGAATGCCCTGTGAGACGCTCCCTTGCCCCTTCTGCGCCCCAATTATGTTCACGCCGTATCCCCGTATCTCGTCAATGCTCTTCGGTTCAGCACTATCGGCAATCGTCAAGGTATCACTGGAGTTTAACAGGGTATCAGCAATCTGCTTGTTTGCCATTCCCTTTCTATGAAGTATCTCATCTAAGATAAAACCACCATCGTATCGGTATATTGCCACTATTGAGGTAGGGTCGTTACTATACCCAAAGTCAAGACCGTTCCTCTCCAACCTTGCCTCGTGGGGTATCTTACTAATTGTCTTCCAACCGGTAAATATCCGCCCCTCTGCTTCCCCTAACAGTCCTAAACCATACACTCGCCACCAGTTCTTATTGCCCTTCCTTGACTCAATCGTCTTGACAATGTTCTCGTTGAGGCGCTCGTTGTCTTTATAGGTTAAAGTGATAAAATCACAGTCAACCTTGCCATGAACCTCTGTGTACCACCAAAACTCACTAACAGGGTTCCAGTCCAGCCAAACTATCTTGCGTGTTCTTATTTCTAACTGGGTATAGGTTTCAAAGGAGATGTTGTTCGCTTCGTTGATAAACAAAACGTCTCTTCTCGGCCCCCTTACTTTACCCGGTTGGTCGGCACTAAAAAACTCAAGCATTGACTCTTTCTCAAAAGTATAAACATAGTCGGTCTTATTCCACTGCTTGTCTTTGAAGTAACCATGCTCTTTCATGATGCTCAAGAAGTCTCGGATAACGCCACGCTTGAGATGAGGGAAAGACTCGGAGACTACCGATACTAACTGCCCCTTAGTTGCTTGGCAGTAGTCTATCAGCCAAAGCATTATGCTGACAGTCTTAGAAGCGCCCGTACCACCGGCTACTCCCCTAATCCTTTTGGTTAGTTCAAGAAGTTTCTTGGTCGCTGTTGTTTGCGTGTATAACATTTTTAGCTGCTTTGCCGCCTAATATCGGCTTAATATTTATTTGTATCGCTACTTGTGGGCCCTCATTAAGTCTGTGGATTGCTTTTAACAAGAAGATTGCCATTGCCGCATTGACTTCCCTACCACCATACAGCCCATCATCCATTAGTTGTTTCTTTTGTTTATCTGCTACCCTTTTAAGGTAGTCGGAAAAACCAGCGTGTCTTTTAGCCCATTCATAGATGGTATCTTTATGAACACCCAAATATATCGCTAACCCCTCAACGCTCGGTAAGCTCGTCTGCTCCCGACCAACAGTAGTTAGATATTCTTCTATCTTAGGGAAAATAACAGCCGGAATATATTTAGTCGGCCTACCGATCGCTTTCTTCATACTCTTATTTTACCACTCGGGGCAATAATAATCTAAAAACCCCTCCACCCAACCGCACCCTCTCTCTATGTCGCAAAACCTTTCTCCTGTGCTGGTGTAGTAACCATCAACCCGACAACTACCATTACAAATCTCTTCTGAAGTAAAGGCTCTTGTTGTTGGCTTATTAAAGTAAGTCAAACAACCAACGCCCACTATTATCCCCACCGCTACACTAATTAAAAATATCTTTGTTGTATTCATATTTCACCCCCTCTCCCCCACACACTCCCCCACCGATTTTAGGCAGTAGGGGAGTGGGTTTTGTTCGGTTATTTACCCCTTTTCTTTCTTGGTCTCCTCGCCTTTCTTGGCAACTTTGCGACCAAAACCTTTTCCTGCTCCTCCTTCCATTCAAACTCAGCACCTAATAACTTAGCAATCGCATCAACCTTTTCTTCTAATGTCATTTCTCTACTTGGCTCATCATGAAACCACATTGTCCATACTTGTTCCATCCAATATTTAGTCGTGAGTTCACTTGTATCCTTAGGAGCTAAAACCTTAGTTTCAAGGTTCTCTACATCTTTCTCTAACTGCTTAACATTAGATACCAACGAAAACAAGTCTTTCAAAAACAGTGTTAATTTTTTCACCTTCATTTTTTATTCACCCCCTTCAACTTCTCAAAACAGCTCTCGCACACAACATATTTTGGCTCGTTTAAGTAATGCTTCTTTGAGCAACGCTGGCAGTACCAAGCATTCCTCTCCCGCCGCCTCTTCTCCATTGTTTTAGTCATCGACTTCTTCCGCTTTCGTTCCGCATCGACGGTTCTCTTTTTACCTGTTGATGGACCTTTTTTCCATGTGTATTTAGTCATTTTGTTTTAAGTATTTAATCGCCTCTTTAACAATACCTGCCTTAGTTTCTAAGTCAAACTTATCCCACCTCGTAAGGTTGATAGACGTATAATATATACTTAAACCATCTGTTATCTCTAACCAGTATTGTCTTTTATCAAATTCTTGTTGTACAAACCGAATGATGGGGAGAGGATGTCCGAACAATATTACCAGTTCGCCAACATCAGCATAACGCCATTTCTTTTTCTTTATTTTAATCATCTCTTCCCCCTTCCTTCCCACCAAATAAGGAAGGCAAAGAAGCCGATAATAATAATAAAACCGATGGGATACAGCAGTGCTTTCATTTCTTTTTCTTCTTAAATGTTCTACTTATTTTATCAAGATAAAAACTTTGTAGGTGGGTAAATACCTCCTCTGTGCTTTTCTCTATCGGTATCTCCTTAAACCTCATCCAGTAAAAGACAAGATGGGCTGTTTCGTGAACTGTCTCAAACATATTCTCATCCTTTGCCCACAAAAGAACTTCATCTTGCTCATCCAAAATGACAAGTTTTCCCCATATCGTCTCTCCGCCTGGTGTGTCATAGTCAAACTTTTTCTTAACATAGCGACAAAGGTCGTCGATAGAGCAATCATATATTAACCTGACATATGTTTCAAAGACTGGTTCAGTGATAAGTTTAGTTCTCATTTTTTAGCTCCTCTTTCTGTCCTTATCCACCTTTCAATATCATCGCCCCTCATATCAGCTTCTCCCTCTTCAACAACATCAATATCTCCTTAAAATCACTGAAAGGCATTATCACCAATGGCTCTTCTCTATCAGGCAACGCTAACACCACATCCCAGTTAATCTTTACACCCTCTTCCGCCACCTGATTTAACCAACCCCTAACCTTCTTAATGTTGGCTATCTTCCCATGCTTAACCTCAAAATTGAACGGATATGTCCCCTCTAAGTCGCACCCATTAGCTTTTCGGGCGGTCTGGGCGTGCCAATTACGGTGGCAGTTGGGGAAGATGTCGGATAAGAGGTGGACGGCTTTGAGTTCGCCCCTTTTTCCCTTAGACCTTGAGTTAGTCATTTTTTACCTTTTTATACTTTTTAGGGAAATCTTCCCAGTCCCAAATAATTCCTGCCACCTTATCTACATCAATCCCATGTTTTTTAGCTAAAGCGTGAAACAGGCGATGAATATGCCCTGCGTTTCCTTTTTGCGTTACTTTAGTCATCTTTTACCTCCTTCAACTCTTAAATCCCCATACCTTCTAATCGCCTTCATAACATCATCAATCACTTCGTCATCTTCAATTAGCTCTAGGTTGGCACGGATAAAGTCCCAGATGCCTTCTATTTTCGCTTCTATTGGTGGCTGAAACTCTATCGCCCCTGCCGTTTTAACCATCAACATTCGTTGTGCAGGGGTAAGCCTATCATATAACCTTTTACCGATAGTGGCTTTTAGTTTTGAGTTAGTCATTTTTTATTGCTACTAATGCTACTAATTGTAAATAGCCTTTGCTTATAAGAAATCCCTCACATCAAGGTTAAATATCCAAGCTAACCTTACTGAATTTTTTTAATAACCCTTTGTTTCCTGTTAATTGAAGCTCTCTCCAGACCAAACCATTGTGGTGCGTTAGGGGATATTTCTTTTCCCCCACAACCAAACACTTATCTTTCGTATTTAAAAAAATCTTATTCATCTTTTGAATAATATATCAACCACCACTTGTCAAGGATTACTTGACAACTGCTTTATAAACTCTTTTTTTATAATTCTCTCAAATCAAGGGCGGGTAATACTGGCTTATTACTTGCCAGTGGATTGAACCTCACGGTTTCTCCCCACCGCCCCTGATGTCAAAGAACGACTGAGTGTAATGGCTAGAACGCTCAGTCTTTTTTAATCTCCTTAATCTTAGCGTTTAGTTTCTTGACGGCTTGGTTATACTCTTCTCTCTCTCTAACCGTTTCTGGAGACATTGATGGTGTGTGGATGACCATTTCTTCCATCTCCAACCCCTTCAAAATCTCCTCTATTTGGCGGCGGTAAAAATCCTTAATATGCCCCATCGGCCCAAGAGCAGTTCTATAATCCGAACTCATGTGAATAATTGTATTAAAGAATCGTCTAAACTTATAATCAAACCTTTTTTCTATCCCCTTAATCGTTGGTGGTTTTTTAGTCATTTTGTTTTCTCTCCTTTCTTGAGGGAGGATAAAAATCTATCCCTAATACCATTTCTAATATGTTTAAAAGCCTTCCACTCTTCCAGGGTAGTATCTCTGTAAGATAGTTCCACCTCGTCAATAAATTTAACTATCCTCCCCACCACTTCATCCTCTTTGGCTTGGATAGCTCGGATTACAAAATACCACATATTTTCATATACAATATCCCACATTTTATATTTAACAATACCTCTTGTGTTGCCATATCGCATAAAACCAAATTGTTTCTTAAACTCCACTTTCAACTCTTTCTTTGTTTCAGTCATTTTGTTTTAGGTAATTATCAATAACTCGGTCTAAGTCCTGCAAGCAACCATCAGACCAAAGCTCAACGGTAATTCCTTTCCTTACCGCCTCCCCCATCTCCTCCTGTTGCTTTTTAAGAAGTTGAGAGATAAATCGTTTTAAGTTTTTAATCAATAGCATTTTCAACTTGCTATGGTCTTCTCCTCCAACCCCTTTAACATAAATCTCATCACAAATTAACCTAATCTCCCCACCGATACTATTTTGCTTATCTAAAAGGTCTTCTCGCCAGTCTTTCTTTACTTTAGTCATTTTGTTTTAGGTAATCTTCTATTGCTTCCTTCATTTTTCTTTCAGTAATCATCCAGCCATCATCAAGGATACTTTGGAGCTCGCAATAAAGCTCTTTCCCCATCTCCTTCCGTTGCTGTTTGAGGGCTTGGTCAAGTTCCTCTTGGTCGTACATCCTAATCTTGGAAAAAGTCACTCTTTTCTGGTGTCGCTTACAGTTATACGCCGTGTTACCACCACGGTTTCTTTGAACCCTTTTGCAATATCCACACTCTCTCAACTCTTTCTTTGTTTTAGTCATTTTGTTTTCTCTCCTTTCTTGAGGGAACTTGCATCGGGGCTTGCCAGCCTATCCCTAACATCAAAAAGTACTTCACTTAAATTATCAAAAGCACCGGCTAGTTCTGTAATCAAATCAAGCAAAACCATTTCAAGCACTTCATTAGATGGCTCCCCTCCTAGCTCTTTCTTTGTTTTAGTCATTTTGTTTTCTCTCCTCGTTCTAACTCCTCTAATGACATTTTTTTAAGTGCAGCCAACCACTCTCTAACGCTCTGTTGTGTCGCTTCCCTAGTTAATGCAAAACCACTTCCAGCAACCATGCCATCATAATCAAATAAACCCTTTATATGCTCAACCATTCCGCATTTCCTCAACCCATCCATTACTTTCTTAATTCTTTTTCTTGGCTCACCTGTGTTTTTCTCAAAATAACGATAATAATAAGCATCCTCATCACTATCACCAAATAATTCAAGAATTTTTATTTTTAGTTCTAAATCTGTCATTTTGTTTTCTCTCCTTGCTTGAGGGAATTTAAATATATAAGAACATCATCAAGCGTGTCATCAACTACCTTATGGGCGAATCTCTCCTTTGCCGTTTTCGGTGGCAACCCAACAATATATTTAGGCCACACGCACCGACCGCCACCCCCTCTCCACTCTTTCATTTCAGTTTCTATCCTCCCCACCACTTCCTCCTCTTTGGCCTGAAGAGCTTTTTCTATAAGCGGCCAGTATCTCTCAACCTGTTCTCTATCACTATCTTTTTCTTTTTCGGTTAAGTCTTTATAGTCTGTAGCGATTTGTTTATCCCATCTCTCTAAAACTTTCTCTAATTCAGGTGATGGGCAATTTTCTCTTAATACTTTATGACACCATTTTTGCCAATCAGCCCATCTTTGATGTTCTATATTAGCCAGTTTTTCTTTTAACTCTTTCTTTATTTTAGTCATTTTGTTTTAGGAAATAAAAAGAATATAACTCTCCAAAACCCTTGCCAAGCCAACTCTGCACAAACCACTCCCAATACCGCCCCAACTACTATTGCTAAAAAGCTCAATATTACTTTACTCACACCAGCCACCCCCACAACAGCCACCACACCAAGAGGACGAGTAGCAACGCTAATGGTATTTCTATGTCTTGTTTTTTCATTTTATTTGAGGCTCTCTTTAAAGCCCGATTATATTCCCTCACTTGAGGCGTATTCTTTAGTTTTACGTGTCGGCGTTTCATTTTATTTTCAGTTTTCATTCGGAAAGAATATCTAACCCAGCAATCGCCATCAAGGCTATCACGGAGCTAACAATTACTGCCAACAAAATGCCTGCCTCAATCATAATGGCGACAATCAATATAGCTAATGGTAACATTAATAACAGTCCAGCTATTTTTTTCATTTTATTCACCTCTTTTTATTGTCAAGTTAATTGTAAGATTAATTGTCAACTACCTCCCACCTCACTCGAATAACCCCCCTTGAACTCGGAGCTAACCTCTTAAAAACAGTTTCAGAGAAGTCAAAGTCCCTTCCTGCTATGAATGGCCCTCTATCGTTACAAACAGCCTCAACCACATTCCCCTGCCCATCTCCGTCTGGGTCGTATAAGAACCTAACCTTAGTGCCAAATTTCATTGTTTTGTGGGCGAATGTCAACGCATCACAGGAGTAAATCTCACCCGACGCTGTGTGATTGCCCTCAAACCCCTCGCAATAGTAGGAAGCATAAGAAGTATTAGCGAAAGGCTTCCACGCCTTTTTAGCGGGTATGCCTGTCGGAATTAAGGTGATGCTCTCCTCACTCACAGGGCTTATTATAACGGCTTCTTGCCCGAAGCCAAAGTAAATGAACAAACTGCCTGCGAAGAGGAGAGCCAGAGTTAGTGCCACCCAAATAATAGTGGACTTCCTGATGCCGAGATAGTGATAGTATTTAGATTTTCTGTATCTCATGTTTGTTTTTTGACTAATAATTTATCTCTAAGTTTACGTTGGGATTGTCTAAACTGATTTCTCCCCTTACTTGAAGCTATTAAGCCTCCCATTTTTTCGGCACATTCTGCTGTTACTTGAATTGCTGGCAGTTTCTCGTCCTTCCCTATCAACTCCTCGCTAAAGTCGTGGAGGAGGTCTAAAATATCATTGAAATAAAATGATGAATGCTTGCCAACCGCATCTTCTCTAGTAATCAAACTACACCTCGTCCTGTATATTCTCTTTAAGTATTTAGATATCATTTTTCTTTTCTTTCAAACAAATCCTCATATATCTGCGCCTTAGTCTCATGGATAGCATTGCTTACAACCCTGTCACACTCATCTGTCATCCCCTTGCCGATAAAAAATACTGGCTTGCTTTTCTTTACTATACCCTTCATTTCCTTTTCACGGGCTTGGAGGGCTTCTTTTTTCCCTAATTCATAAGCATTAACCATACCACGCAACATAAATAGCTTTAACGTTTTGACACCAGCCAGTCTTGCCAAATCGAAATCAACAATTCCTGGCTTGCCTTGGGTAGATAGTTTCTCCAAAAGACTCTTTGCTTTTTCAACCAACTCTTTTTCCTCTGGTGATACTTCCTCTCTCAACTCTTTTTGTGTTTTCATAGTTTTGTTTTCTTTAGGCTTCAAATCTGGTCGCCTAATCCCTTCATATATATCTTTCTTGCTCCAATCTATTCCCACTTTCTTTGTTTTGGTCATTTTGTTTTCTCCTCTTATCCTACCGCCCCCTCCACCCAGCCTCGTTTTGGTTGCCCCTAATCGGCAGTTTTACCGCCACCAGGCGGGCTGGGGAAGGCGTTAAGCCTTCTCCTCGGTGAAATCTTCTTTGCTAATCGTTTTCGGTTGATAGACTACAAAGTCATTCCAAAAATAACCCCCCGCCTTATATCTTCCCAACTTTGACTTCGCCCCACACTTAGGACATTTATAACTAACATAAGTAAAAGTCCCCTCATCTGTCGTTGATTTGTTGGTAGTAAAGTAAAAGCCCTCTTGATTACCACAAACACAAACCTTTCTGGGATTGGCTAAGACTATTGCCTTGTGGAGAGTTTCCATCTCCTGCTGTTCCTCTATCTCTAAAGTAATTCTATCGCCTAATTTTACAGTTGCTTTCATTTTTCCACCCCCTTTAGTGGCGTTTTGATAACTGTTTTGAAAAAGTTCTGATATTGGCGGGTCTGTATCCAAGCCGCATCAATGCTTCCTGACTGGATTGCTAACTGTTGGTTAACCACATCCCACGCTTCCTGTCTGTTTATTTTCTCGCCTTCCTTGACTTCGACAACAATAGTGTGGCCGACGGTAATGTTGCTAAAGTTCGGCAAGCCTACTTTGAATTGCTTGGAAAATGTCTCTTGGATTATTTTCATATTAGTCGCTAAGTGTAATTCCACAACCAAGGCACTCAACCATTATGTTGTAATCGCTGTTGCCGTTTGGTTCGTGCCATATTCTCAAGGGCTGTCCGCATTTAGGACAAGAATTTTCTTTAATTAGTTCTTGCGGGGTTTGGTCAAAATCAAACCCGCTTAGTCTTATTAGTGTGTTAGTCATGTTAGTTTCTTTAAACGAAAACTCGTTGCCACTCCATACACATCCTTCACCTCATACACCTCTATTGATTCAAAAACAATATCATCATCTTCACGAGCTTCCTTGAGCCATTTATTAAGGGCTGTCTTTGAGACAAACTTTTTGGTTGGGTCGCCATCTTCTTCGTCATAGATAGCAATGAATTTGACTGGTTTGGGCTTACTGGGGCGACCTCTTGTTACGACAGATAGCTCTTCTTCCTTCCAATCACTCTCTTTACCATCTCCAAACAGAACATCATAGGGGTATGTGATGTGTTTAATAACCCCTGTTACTTTCCCAACCTGACCAATGTATTTATCATAAACCCCAAGGCCAGAGTTATTCTCGATGACTTTTACTTTATCTCCTTCTTTGTATTTCATGTTTTCAAAAACCTTATAAGCGCTCCCCAAGCCTGTTTCTTTAAGGTAGCCACTGGCTTCATCGGCAAAATATCATTATCTATCTTTTCCCAAATGGTCAACCGCCCCGTTTCCTTGTCGAGTTGGAATACCCATTTAGTGAGTGCTTTTTGTTTAGAATGGTTCATCATTTTCCATAGCTTTCATAATCTCAGGGTCAATGTTGCTAAAGTCAGAGGGAGTGTCGGTAACGTCGGGGTAGAAAGGGGGGCGGATGTTCGCCATCGCGTCCTCAAAGGAGATAAGATTTTTTAGGGTTAAAACGCCTGTTTGTTTGTTCATTATCACTATCTTACACTACTTGTCAGCGTTTGTCAAATGGCAAATTTAGTTTCTCTTTAGTTCCTTGCCAAAGAGCATCGCAAAGTTCATCATTTTTTGCCATTGAACCATCACGTTTCCAAATTGATATATCCCATTTATCTCCCAAAAACTCTATCATCTGGCCGATAGAGAGTGTTAAAAAATCATATTTCTTCTCTGTGCACCATTTATCTAATTTTCCTCTCCCCTTATCGCTCAACTCGTATAGTTGTTTTACCGTTATATGTTGCTTCATTTCTTTAATGAATTAGCATTGCGTATAAATGTAGGTATAGAGAAGATGCTAATCGCCCAGCCGCCGTTTTTCCCTACCTTAGCGGCATCAAAGCGGCCATCAGCAATTCTTTCATAAACATTCGGACGGGAAATATTAAGGAGTTTCATTACCTCTTGCGTGGTATAGTAGGTTCTTTTCATCTTATGGGAGTACATCTAATAATTTCATCTCCTATTTTTAGTGCTATACGCCCATTTTTACGAACCCTGAAGTCTCCCCAGTCTTTAGTTTTTATAATCTTAGTCTGTAACTCCGTTGCCTCTAAAAGCTCAGTATAAGGCCAAGCCCTATCAATCCCCTCGCCGACATAATGAAACATTTTCATTACCCCCATCTTACACCCTTTGTCAAGTCTTGTCAAGTCATCATCATCCAAACAACCTCTGTGCCGTCTCCACAGCCTTATCCTCTTTATTCTTATCTCTGTTAAAACATCGGGCTCGCCGGATTATAATTTGTTGGTCAACTCCTCTGTCCGCCACCTTATACTTTTGGCGAAGCGAATTTAGTTTGGCTTCTGGATTTGTTAAAGACATAATTAAAATAGTTTCGGTTGACGTTTCTTATTTAAAATAGCCTGTGCTTTTTTTGAAAGTCTTGTTGGAATATCCAAATCCTTAACTTTTTTAGTATGTACCCATCCGTGAATCTTACAATAGCCCTTTAAGAACATAGTATCATTAATTCCCGAGACATAGTGTAATTTATCTAATTTACAGCCGCATCTCGAACAATTAAAGGTTATTTTCATTTTGAGTCACCTCTCCCCTAACCCCAGTTTAACCTATATCAGGAGGCAAGATTGCATTCCGATGTCCAAATAGGGTTTCTCTCCCTCTCTTATTGAATATTCGGTGCTGTTTT